AGTTTGTTTACCCGCATGGATTCAAAAATTTTAGGAGTCTTCTAATTTTTAAAAAATATTTTTTGGAAATTTTTTGGAAAAATATTTTTTTCATTTTTTATTTTTTATTTTTTTTATTTTTTTATTTTTCAAAAATTTTCAAAAATATTTTTTCTAAAATTATTTTCTAAAATTATTTTCTAAAATTATTTTCACAAAATATTCTTTTCTTTTGTCGCCGCTCGCCAACAAAACAAAATGTGTGCGAACGATCACAAACTCTCATACAACGCCACAATCGGCTTTAGAGCCAGTTTAACATTCGTCCGCTCATCATCCCGCCATTGATCAACAGGACGAGAATTAAACAGTTCAGCAAGCCCGCGATTGAGCTTCCCTGCGTAGCTCAGCCAATGGTTCGGCGCACCCGTGGTTCGTTCGGGATCATGCTCGCTGCGGTTGGCCGAGCCTGGAGGTGGCAGCAACCCACAGAACTGTGCGCCCACCTTGGCAATGTCTTGCGGCCATAGCTCAAGCTCTAGCTGTTCACGGTTGCGCGATAGAAACACCGCCTTGTCGGCATCGGCCAAGGGGATGCCAAGGCTGACGATCCACTCACCCTTTGGCCTCCTGACATGCTCCCGCCCCATCAAGAGCATATCCCCGCAGCCTGCCATAGCCAGCACGGCATCGCGCGCCGATTCCTTGGCGGTAGCTGCTAGGTGCTGCGCAAGCGCATACTGTTCCTTCGCTTTCTGCTCGATGGCATCAAGCGTTAATGTTGTTGGTTGTTCTGCGATTTCCATTTGTTTGTTTATATGTTTCTTTTGCCTCTTCACTCTTGAGCGCCGGACTCGGTGGCAAGCCAGTCTCGGCGAGAAAGTCGCAGGCTATTTTGCTAATGGCCTGCTTGGTGCAGCCTAGATGCCGCGCAGCTTCCAGCATCGACATGCCTGCCGTTAGCGGATGGCCTAGCGCATACGAAACGCCCCACAGGGTTTTCGAGCGTGAGTAGCCATGATCCGCGAAAAAGGTAATGAAGCGATTCAGCGTCCCCATCAACCGCTCCGATGCTTCGCGGTAAGCCGACATCGGCGGCTCGGAAGGAAACAATCGGTTGCCTAGCGTTGAGTCAGCTTCGCCATCGCACAGCGCGGCAAAGTCGATCTCGTAGCTGGCTTCATCAAACTCGGCGGCGTCTCGTGGCTCGTGGCGGCTCATGTCTGTTAAAAGTTCTTATCAGTTTTTTCAACAGGTGTCAAGTGCCAAGCATCGCAATAGTCGCAGGGGTGTGCCCGCCACTCTCCGCCCCGACGCTTGATGGCAGCGCGGGCCTTGCCAAGACTGCCGAAGCCGTAGTTTCCAGTCTCGCACAATGACGCCGCCAGCCATTCGAGAGTTGAGAATCGGTGGCCTTGCTCGCACGCTCGCCTGCGACGAATGCCGTCAGCAGCTTCGCGAGAGTCGATGACTTGGGTTTTTGCTTGGCAGGTTGGGCATGTCATATTGTCATTCCGAATAATTCGGCTCCGGTGAAAAAAAGAACCCGTAAAAACTTACCCCGAAAAATAAAAACAATCCCCCCCTTTAGGGGGGTATTTTTCGGGTAATTTTTCGGGTTATTTTTCGGACTCCTAAAAATTGAATTGTTCGGCATTTTTTCGGAATTATTAGGAGGGTTCATTTTTCAATTTTCACAAGGTAGTTTTTGATCGTGTCGGCAGAGACATTGAAGCGTTTTGCTGCTGCGCTGTAAAGCCCACCATGCCCTTCCGGCCATGCTTCCGCGAAGGCAACAAGCTCGGCCTGCTGAACGGGCGACAAGGCGGGCTTGCGGCCACGCTTGGCCGGTTGCTCGTCTTCTTCGCCGGGGAGATCGGTTGGTTCCCAATGCAAGCCCTTGTCAGCATGCTTGAGAACGATGGCGGTTTCTGGCTGGCCGTTCTTGTCGATGACATTTGCCCGCTTGCCGCGTTTGGCGAGCAGCAGCTTGAAAATGCCGTCATGCTTCGTCGTCTGAAGGACGGCAATTGCACGCGCCCAGTTCGTAAGCTCGGACGATCCCATGCCTATGTAGGCATAATCATTCGCATTCCAATGCGCTCTTGCTTTAGAATCGCTCTGCGGCTTTCCGGTATGGTGGCTCCAAACCCATGCAAACTTGCGTTGGAAGGCAAGGGGGTTGCAGAGTTGCCGAAGGAAATGTGACATGACTTCCTGTCGAGAAATATCGCCGCCGACATAGGACAGAAGCGGATCACCAAATACGAGATCGCGCTCACCGTGTCGATCGAGCAATCGCCCGACAACTTTCACAAAATCATCCGAAACCTGCGCGGTGACGCGAGCGAAGCAGACATTCTCTTGCAGGATTTTTAGGGCTTGCGCCTCCGGCTTTTTTGAGCATGCAACCACATACGACATGACTCCCTGCACGATCTCGGCCATGTCTCCGCCATCATTTTCGGCCTGCACAATTAAACTCTTAAGCGGGCGAACCGGCTTAATGCCGAAGAATGGCAACCCTAGCGCCCAGGTCATTGCCGCCTGCACGCTCAAAGATGATTTGCCGATGCCCGATTGCCCAACGAGCAAAAGCTGCCCGCCTTGGCAAACCCAGCGATTCCCAAGCAATACCGTCTCATCTTCTTCGGGCTTGTATTCAAACAAATCTGAGAATGATTGAATCTCGACGCTTGATAGAAGTGGGTCGCCTGCGGAACGGATTGCTGCGACGATCTGCTGCCTCGTAGCGCCCTCTTCCACATAATCGTTGGCGTCCTTGTGCGGTCGTGGGATTTCAACACGCAGAACCAGCCCTTTGGCGCAGGAATCGATGATGTCAGCCATCCATTCCTCGCTCGGCACCTTCCCGTTGCTCTTTGGCGCGTCATTCTGTGGGAATGCAATGATCGTGCGCTTCTCGGCGTAAGGTGCGGCGAGTTTGCCGTTACTTGCCCCCCGGGTAACAACCCAGAGCTTTGTAGCGGCTGCGTCAATGCCTACAGAGTGTGCGATGGCGAGTGCATCCCACTGCGACTCGAAAACATACACCTCCTTCGAGTCCTTGTTGCCGAAAACAAGTGCCTCGTTGGTCATCCCCCTTGGCTCAAAGCGCCATCCCCCATCCTCGACGCGGAAATGGTATCCTGTGCCGCATTTGAATGCCGGATGCTCGCCACAGCGCCCCAGAATGCCAATCTCTTTGGCCCAGCGCATCGTTTGGACGCCAATCTTGCGTTCATCTGCGAGCCTTTCAAGGAATGCCTCGTCGGCCTGTGCCTGGCACTCTCCCCATGACTTGGAATTGGTCTTTGAGCCGTTGAGCGAATACTTTGTCGCAGGCGGCTTTTTCTCTTGACGCTCGATGCCTGCCATCGCCAAAAACCGCTCAATCGCAGCCTTGCGGTCGATATTTTCGACCTGTTCGATAAAGTCAATTTCATCCCCGCCCTCGCCAGTTCCATGGTCAAGAAATTTCCACCTCCCAGCCTTCTCATAGATTCCCCATGACGGCGATTTCTCATCGCGGAATGGCGATTTCACGCTCGACTTGGCAAACTCGCCGTAGCCCATCTCGCGCATAAGTTCCGGCAGCGGCAGATTGGTGCGGGCTTCTTCTATTTTGTCCATGCCGTCCCTCCCGTTTCAAACCAATAGCCATCTTCGTCCTTCCAGACGAGTCCGCGCATTGACATGTGATCGAGCGTGTGATTGCCGAGCTTTTTAGCTGCGGCCCAATAATCGGGATGCGCTCCATGCGGCAGAATTTCCTCTGCTACTGACGCGCAATCGATGAGTTTGTTTTTAGCCAAGGCCCGCCACACGAATATTTCTAATTCGTGTTCGGGAAGTTCCAGTTCATTCATTGTGTAGAAAAACCCTCCACACCTTCCGGCTGAAAAATTGGCCCATGCAAAGGCTCCGGTCGGTGTGAAGGGCAAAATGTTGTTGCATGTTGTGATGGGCTTTTTCACGGCCCGCGTGCAATGTCTATCTCTTCCTGCGGTTCTTGTCAAGGTATCTAATTAAACTCTCCTCCGCTTCCGACTCAACGAACCGAGTCGCCTGCGTAACAATCTCCAACCACCGGCCATCAATCTGAATCTCCCAGTCCCAGCGATAGCAATCGTCTTGATGGTTAGGCCAGCACCGCAGCGGATATCCGCGCCAGGTTGAAGCGTTCATGGCTTTTCTTTCTTTAATTGTTCCCATGCGTTTCGATAAAAACGCACATCGGCCAAAAGAACTTGATTGCTCTCTGACATCTGTCGTGCGAGTTCCCTCGCCTCGTCGCGCTCTGCTCTTGCGTCTAGTGTGAATTTAAAATTCTCGTGCGCTTTGAAATACCATTCGTCCCGCTCGCGTTCTAGGCGGCGGGCGTGAAGCCAGAGTGCCGGATGGCTTTGTTCCGCTGCGGGGCCGAGAGAGTTTTCCAAATGATCGGTTTCCGGTGTGTCGCTGTTATTCATCTTGGTTCGCTAAAAAGTTATCAAGCTTGGCAATGTCGCGGCGAAGAATTTCATTCTCAGCCAACACATCATCGCGTTGTTGTTTGAGTTCGGCAATCAGTTCCCGCGCCGCCGCCTGATAGCTAGCGAGAGCGTTTTCGAGAAGTTGAACTTTGTTCGTAATCTGTAACATATTGTTGAATCTTTTGCATATCCTCCACCGCCCGCGATCTGCCCTCTGGTGTGTCGTCGTAGGTGTTCTGGTATTTCGGGAACGGCTTGTCTCGACATAATCGAGAACCGACGGCGCACCCATTGCAGCAGATCACAAGGCGGATGGAGAACTCTAACATTTAGAACGGGATGTCGTCCCCGTCTGCAGGTTTCTTGACGGCAGACTTTCCAGCCTTCCACGCCTTCAACTCATCGCCAAATATCCAGCGATCGATGCAGTTGAATTTCTGTTCGGGGTTGTTAGTTCCTGCCTCCTCGCCGATCTCGGCCACGCCGACTGTCCCCACAAGATCGATGGCATCGATGCTCACCTCCTCGCCGGGAACAACGGCTTGCCCGATGCTGGCAAGGAACTGATCGATCTTCCACGAAGCCTTGGCGGTGAACACCAAGTGATCCCAGACTTCTGGCCCCTCGGTTCCGTCTTTCATCAGCACTTTGCAGACGAGCTTGATCATTGCGTTGCCGTTCTGAGATGTCTTCTCGACGGCATTCTTGACTTCGACTTTATAGAGTCCCGGCTCTACGAAATAGGTTCCGGCTTTTTTGGGTTCTTCTTGTTTGTATGATGGCATTTTATTTTTCTTTCTTTTTGACTTGGCGCATTTGCGGTGTGCCTGGAGCGCTTTGAACCAGCTTCTCGGCATCCTCGACGCCAACCTCGGCGGCGAGTTCCAGAAATTTGTCGGCGGAGATTTTCCCGCCAGCGAGCATGAACGCCCGCTCTGGGCTGACTTGTGAAATGACTTTTATGGCATCAACCGGCTCGATATAACGGCGGTTTGCGGCATTCGTCAATTTCCACCCATCGATCTCTTCACCGGCCTGCAGGCGCTCCTTGAGCGCATCGGCGAGCGGCTCGCCGAATTCCTTGGCGAACCATTTGAACCGAGCAACAAAATCGGAATGCTTGGCCGGATCGGCAAGGATGCGATCGCGGATGATGGTAAGGGTGTCTTTATTGGTAGCATCAATGTCTGCGAGTGCGTGCTTACTCTGAAGCACCAGCGCCTTGCACCGATCCTTGTTCGCGCACCAATCGCAATACTCGCACGGCACGGGTTGCGCCAGCGGCCCCGTGGCTCTAGCGATTACCTGTTCAAGAACCCGCTCGCATTGCTCGCGAGCGAACTCATAGCTGCGCACGGCCTGTTGATCGACATAGACGACATGGGCCGTCCACTTATCCTCCCAAGTCGCATCCATGCACGCCAATGAGTAGGCCGTTAGCTGCTCGCGATAATTCCTGATCTGGCCCGTTTTTATATCTGCCAGCCACTTGGCGCCGAGACATACCGCGTCCGCAGTGCCGGGGCGTGATAGCCCCGGCACATCCATTTGAAGGAACTCTTCGCGGGTTTCGATTGGGTGCTCTTGCGCCAACTCCTTGAGCTTCGCAACGCCCCACTCAACGGCGATCCTGTCCTCTTCGGGTTCAATCTCTGGGCGGAAATCGCCGATGATGCAGTTGCGGATGGCGGCGTCGATCCTCGTTCCCCGATCTGCTGCTTCGCTTGTGCCGGATGATCCAACGAAGACAGGGCAAGATGCGAGCTTGGGAAGCATTGATGGTGAGATTTCTTTCATTTTCCTGCCTTCCAGCTAGCGACAGTCGCCAAGAATGCATTAACATCGGATGCGATGCGGCCCATTGCCTTTTCGCTCACATCGTGCCAACTCTGGCCTTCCTTGATCTGGGATTTAGCAATAAGGAACGCATTCACCATGTCTTCGTGATGCTCAAGTTGTGCGCGAAGTTCAGTTGTCTCCTTGCCGATTATCTTGACGGCAGGTTCTGCCACCTTTGCTACCGGCTTCGCAAACAAATGCGCCACACTATCCCAAGCCATCGGCAACTCTTCCGCCAGCCCCGAGCGAGTCTTGGCATCGTAAGCCGCCGAGTGGGTTGTTAAGATAATGCGTTCCTTGCCGCCAACGCCTTTGCTGCGGCCTGATTCGCTCTCAACTGTCTTCGTCTTGAACTTGAAGAACCACAACTCATCGGCCCATTCTTTGAGCAACGGTGCGCTCTGCTTGGTTAGCTTTAATTCATAGCGATCATAAGCTGAAAGCATATCTGGCGGCTCGACGCGCTGCACTTTCGAGTGAGCGATGAATACGACATTCTTACCGCTGGCCACGATCTGATCAGCGATAGTAAGCAGTCGGGCAAACTTCTCGGCCAGCATAACGAAGCCCTTTCCGTAGCCGTAGTCTTCGACGCTCTTTTTCTTGTCCTGCGCCAACATGCCTTCCAGCACCAAGCGTTCGGCCCAGTCTGCCGAGTCGATGATCACCGACTGGTAATCTGTTGACTGGCATTCGCGAATGGCGGATTCAAGTTCTGCTAGGGTTGCGATCTCCACGCGATCCGTATCGAGATGAGCCGTGCCGCCCTCGACATCCAAGAATAAGGGTTTTGGGAATTGCGCGGCGAAGGTGGATTTGCCAACACTCTCGACGCCGTAGATAACAACGCGCTGGGCGCGGGTTTGTTTGCCTTTTGTTATTTTCATTTCTTTTTTTTCTTTCTGTGTTCGCCTTATTTATTCGGCAATGCCAACGGCGTATCGGCAAGGCTACTCTCCCGCACAATGCGGAAAAAATCCTTGGCAGGCAACACCGCCAGCCATTCGTGATCGTTGCGCCGATGTAATACCACCGGCAGCTTCTCACCGCAGTCTCGTTGCGCCTGGCTAACCCAGTCATAAGGGTTCCCGCGCTCGGTGCGCTTTACTTCAAAATGCAGCCCACTCAAACTCTCGCACAGCACATCCGGCGAATCCGTGCCGCCAGCGAATTGCTGCCCACGGCGGGCAGGGAATCCTTCGCCTGTGAGGAATGCGGCGGCTTCGCGCTCGCCGCGTTTGCCTTTTTGATTGCTATTCATATGACGGGCCGCAGAGTGGGCATTGGTTAAAATCAGGCTCAATCTTCGGCGCTCTCAGATAAAGAAGGAACACGGCCCAAGATACGGCAAATGCTATAACGGCCATCACTAGCCATTCGATTCTAGTGGGTGGGTTCATTTTAAGCACTTGGTTCGGATGCGGCAGGCAGGCGCACCAACGATATCGCAGACAACATCGAATGCGCTAGAGCGAATGAATGTCAACGCCTCGGCTTTGTTTAGCGCCTGCTCGTTCTGGTTTGAAACGGTTTGCAGTTTGCGCTCGTCCGTCAAGTCTTCGATCGTAACCATGAGAATGCCGATCATGACTCGCCGCAGATAGTCGAGTTCGAGCTTTTCAGCGGGCGTCATTTCGGCGCTCCCGATTGAACCACCAACGGCGGATTGCGTCCGCTTTGCTCTCGGCCTTGTGTGTGCCGATGATGTAGCCAGCGGCGAACATTACGACGCCAGCGACTGAGTAGGTGATGAGAAATTCAATGGGGCTCATAGGTAGCACTCCCGTGTCATGGTGCGAAGTTTGCGAAGAAGGGCGACGGCCTCGCGGCAAGATTCGCGGTGATGCGGGCCGACATTGCGTAGCTTCCATGTCATGCACACGCGGTGGATAACTGCGAGTCGCAGTTCTAGGAGATCGGAGAAGTTGAGTTTCATGCTTGGTTTTCTGTTTGATGGCGCAGGGATCGAACCTGCGCCTTGGGGTTGTTAGATGCTCTGCAGGATTTCTCGGCCTGCGTTAATTGCTGCATCAGCGCATCTGGTTTTGCCCCTCAAGGCGGGATTGGAAAAGCCCCATGAAATTGTGTTTGCGCCATTGCCGTCTTTATTTTCTTGCGCGGCCCAGATGCAAAATTCTTTGCCGTATTTGGAGATTGCGTTGGTAGTTTTTTTGCTGAGTGTTTTCATTTTTCTATTTCTATTTAGTGTTTCTGTTTCTGGTTATGCTCGCGGTTTCCCGCTTGCTTGAGTTGGATTCTCTACATTCCCGCCCGGATGTAAACAAAAATCTTCGCCCCCATGAAAATTATTTTCTTGACGATTTCGAGAAGCTCGTGGAGCCGCTCTGGCATTAGAGCTTCGGGCGAAAGATCGAGATGTTTCGCGCATATCCGCCATAGATCACGCGAATCTTTTTTTGATCCAATTTGCCCGCGGCGTGCATTCGCTCAAGCCGGTGCAGGGCGGAAGTTCTCGTGATCCCCACCTTCTCGGCAAACGACATAGACCACATCCACCCTTCGGCCTCGTAGTCCTCAAGCCTGTCGATTTTCGCAACCTCAAATGCCGCATTCCATGCTGCCGTCAAAGCGGCAGAATCCACGGATTTTCTCTTGTTCTTTCGCATAGATTTATTGTCATCTGATCGTTTTTGTAATGCCCATAGGCGAAGCCTTGGCTCCAGGCCAATGTCGCTCGGCGCGTTGCCGCGTATTCCATGTCGAAACGCGCCAGCATCCCAACGCAATATCCACTCACACCGTCAAGCGTGCGCGCCCGCTCCTGCCCTACTCGATGAAGGTGGCCAATGACGCAGCGGCCATACGCTTCGGCGTGGTCGCGGATCGCCTGAACATTGAACATGTAGCCATGCAAAAATTTGGTTCCTCCAAGCTCGACATAACTGCGAATATGGTAGGGATAGAGTCGCGCCTTGAGCTTCCGCGCCGTCTTTTCGATCTCGTCAATGACAAGCGTGGCGGCGTGCGATGCAAGCGCATTCGGCCCGCCAGCGAGCTTGAAAAGGCGGGCTTCGTGATTTCCATAAAGGATAAAGTTTGGCTTTAACTCTTGCAGAAAATCCACGCCGGCCGCCAAGTCCTCTGCCACACTCGCCGCTCTATCTTTCGCGTTGGGATCGTTCATCGCGCCGGTTCGGCAGGCTGCGGCATCGATGAAATCCCCAAGGTGCAAAATGGTATCAGGCTTGAATCGGTCGCGGAATGTCAGAACGGCCTCACGGGCCTCATTGTCGATGCAGTCGCCGTGCGAGCAAGATACTGCCATCCACTTCTTCCATCCCCTCACGCCTCTTCCTCCTCCTCGTCCTCTTCATCCTCGTCCTCGCAAGGCCACAAGATTTCATCGGCATCCCTTGCAAGCGTGCGCGTGGCGTAGTCATTGCCCCACTTGGTTTCCATGTGGAAAGTCTCTCCTTGTGATTCCCAAGAGACGATGACAAGGCCGCAATCAAAATTCTCGGCAAGGATTTTTCTCACATCCTCCAAGACATCTTTGCGGTCTTTTGGTGCTGATTTAGCCATTCCAGTTCCTGTGCGGGCCATTATCAATATGAACGAAGCCGGGATAGCGGCCAACGCCGCCATCGAAAATCTTGGCTTCACGCACGGCAATGGCGGCGCGATGTAGATCAGGGATCGCTATGCGGGCCGTCAAATCGAGTGCGCGGAATTGGGTGTGGAACGAACCCTTCGCGCCACCAATGGCGCGGTTGTAGTTTTCATTCCTATATGCCGAAAGGATTTTCAACGGCACGCCCACTCTGGCGCGAATCTCGTCAGCGGCTCGCAGCGCGGGAATGATATTCGGCCACAGTGATTCTTCGGGGATCGCGTTGCATCGCAAATAGGCGTTCATCGCGCCGAGATACAGAACTTCTCTCGCCGAAAAATATACGATCTTGTTTCGGTCGAGAAATTTCTGGAAGCGCAGATGTTGCGCGGTCATTTTGTTGATCGTGGTTTCGGCAGT